AAGTTGCCTGATATGACGCTTGAGTCTGTGGCTAGATATTATGTTGAATTTATAGAATGGAGTGTGAAAGATGTTTAAATTAGCGATATTTATGTGTGTGTGGACGGTGATAATATTAAGTGGGGTGTTGAGATGAAGTTTTGTATAAGAGAGAGCGATATCACTAAAGGTGACGCACATTTTGATATGGAGTGCGAGAGTAGCGACTTTATGATTGTCGCTACTTTATGCTTGACATTACTAAAACGGAATGAGGGTATGTTTTTTCATACGCTTATGGAGTCCATCAATGAGAGCGTGAATGAGTGGGCAAATTTAGAGGTTTCCGATGAGGATTTGTCAAAAATAATGATATTGAGTTACTTAAAAGATAAAGGAGAATGAGATGAGTATGACGATAAAAGATGATAGAGGCTATTGGTTTGATGGCATGGGTGAGGCAAAACCTGAAGCGTGGCTAGATAAATATATTCCTTTGCGTGAAAAACTAGTAGATGAGATGATAGAAGAGGCTTTGGCTATGGAGCAAATGCTTAGTGAATTTCGAGAACTTTCAATGAAAAAACTTTATGGACGGCTTAGTGAAATCTATGAAGAGACAGGCGTTCAACTTCGAAAAACAAGACAAGGGTCATTTTCTATCACGAATCATAGCAAGACTGTTAAGATATCTATCGGACAGGGAACGGCTGTAATGTTTGATGAAAGATTGATGGTTGCTCAAACGCTACTTGAAGAGTATATAGAAGAGATTAGCGAGGGTGCTAGTAATAGTTTAAAAGATTTGATTCTTAGTGTTTTTAAAGAAAATAAAAATGGGAACATTGACAAAACGGCATTGCTAAGTTTACGAAAAAAACATACTCCGACTGATTTTAATCCTAAATGGCATAAGGCTATGGACTTGATTATTGAGAGTATGGAACATTATAAGACTAAGCAGTATCTACGATTTGAATATAAAAAGAGAGAAGATGAACACTTTAGAAGAGTGAAACTTTCTTTGTCTCAAGTGTGAGGTGTGGGATGACTAAAACATTTTTAAAAGCATACGAAAACACAGCAAAGTGGGAAGGTGGTTATGTAAACGACCCTAAAGATAGAGGGAGAGAGACTTACAATGGAATCTCTCGAAAAAACTTCCCAAAATGGGAGGGATGGGAGATAGTTGATAAGATACAAACTAACAACAGTGAGAAAGAATGGAAACGCGAACTTGTAAAGCTTGATAAGTTGGTTCAAGAGATATATTTTGAGAGTTTTTGGAAGCCTATACGAGGTGATGATATTGCAAATATTGATGAAAAAATCGCAATGTATGTCTATGATATGGCGGTGAATCATGGGGTTAAACGAGGTGTTAAACTTTTTCAAAAGGCTTTAAATGATTGCTTGGCAGTAAAAGACGAGGTTAAGCCTGATGGAGTTTTAGGAGACAGGACGGTAAAAGCGTTAATTATGGCTAATCCTGAACAACTATTGCAAACAATGAAAGATACTAGACATAGCTTTTTTTTATCTATCATAAAAAGCCATAAGGATCAAGAGCATTTCAAAAAAGGGTGGCTTAGAAGAACGCATAGTGTTGTGAAGTAGTTTTATAGAGTCCCTTTTCGGGGCTTTATTAAGATTATTTAAAGGGGGTTTAAGATGGATATCAAGGAGTATAGAAAGAGATTGTTAGCTACTATACATGGACACAAGAAGCATAAAGAGCTTAAGAGTGTTGATTGTTGGGGTGATTGGCTTCATATTCGTTTTGGTGTTGAGAGTAGTGCAATATTGAGCATAAAAGAGCTAAAGATGGTACTTGATGTCATGAACGGCGTATCAGAAGATGGTGAAAATTTGAGTTGTGATATGGTAGGTAGAGCGATGATAGAGAGGCTTAAGCAAGGTGCCAAGAGTGATAGTGGTAATGCTTCGCTAAAGCAGAAAAAGAGCATAGTGGCATTGTGGCAACAAAAGGCTAGAGATAAGAGTAAGGAGTCTATGTTTAGGTTTATACAAACAGTTACAAAAAAGCTTTTTGTTAGCCTTGAAGCTATGGATAGTAAAGAGGCTAGTCGCGTCATAATGGCAATGAATAAGATATAAGAGATAAAATAATCAAATAATTATAAGGAGACGCTATGACATGTCCTGATTGTGGGAGTGAGAAGACGAGAGTGTATGCGACCAGAAAAGGCTTCGTGACCAAACGATTTAGAGAGTGTATGGCTTGTGGGTTTCCTTTTATAACAAAAGAGGTTGTCGATGATAATCTCTTGACTCTTGAATATAATGATTATCTTGAAAAAATAGACACTCTCCCAGCTAAGCTTAGATGGAGAGCTAAAGTTAATGGATAGCTGAATTTATGGTATTTTTGAGCCAAATTAAGATATAATACTTACAAAAATACACAGAGCAATATTATCAAAGAGTTAAATTTAGTAGAAACCAAACATGGAATTGTTAGCTTTCCAATGATATTTCAAGATACGAACACGAGAGACTTATACACTTGTTGTTGCTTTGATGGATATTATGATATACATGAAGATATTATTCGTTTTTTGTCTCCACAAACACCCATAGAACCATACTTAAAACTCAAATCTATTCCTAATATTTGTCACTTATGTTCAAAAACTATGCCATTATACGAATATGGAAATCGTATGTACTTCTCTGTGTTTATGACTAGGTTTTTACCTTATCATGAACTTTTTCGTAGAAAATACAATCTTCCACTTACCAATAACGCACATAAGGCAATTGAAAACGAGTTGAGAGTTATATTTGATTTTCCTATTGGTAAAAAACTGTTACAAGAAACAATCGTATATAATCTTGTAAAAATGATATATCCAAATGATGAAATCATACGACACTATAGAGGCAGAGAATTAGAAAGGCTTGAAATTGACATATACATACCATCTGTTAAACTTGGTATTGAATTTCAAGGCAAACAGCATACAAAGAGCATTGCTTTTTTTGGTGGAGATAATGGACTTAAATCACAACAAAAACGAGATAAAAAAAAGAAAACTATTTGTAAAAAATTAGGGATTACCCTTGTGTTTTTTTATGAAGAAAAAGACGAACTTTCACTATCAAATGTTAGATATAAACTATGTGCAAACACTTGATATTTTATCTTCTATAAATTGAATTATTATTTTTTCTAAATTACTCTCTAACACGCCGTTTGTATCTATAGGTAGATACGGTCTAGCATTGATAAACACCTTTTTACCTCTTCCTGCCATGCCACCAAAATAATGGATGGCAGCGTATTTTACATTTGTGCCTACTGTGACACTATTGCTAGTAGCGTTTATCGTAAATGAGCTTCCTAAATTTCCTGTGTGTGATAATATTTTCTCTTTGCCATTCTTGGCTCCAGCTCCCCATCTTCTTAAAAATCCTTTTGTATTATCTCCGTTTGCTTTGTGAGTTTTGCCACTATATCTAGCTTTTGCAGTGTTGAAGCTTAGTGGCTTCCAAACTTCACCAAATGGACTTCGTTCACTATCAAAACTCTCTTCTATGACATTTTGGGTCATATTTCCAATGGTGTTTAAGTGTCTCTCCATAGCTTGAGGGCTTAGGGTTGATTTTAAGTCGCTTAACATATCGTTTATCTTCTCTAATCCAATAACTTGTATCATCTTTTTCATCTCCTTTGTGGTATAATAAATCAAATAGATATAGTAAGTTTCAGCGGTAGAACGGCTTTCTTTATGGATAGCGGGTCGTGGGTTCGATTCCCACCGTATCTATTTTATCTTTATTAGATTTTCGACTATGTTTTTTAGTGCTTTTATTGTGTATAGTTGCCCTGAATATATAGAGTTATATATCTCTTTTTTATCTCCACCATCCACAAAAATCACTATTTTGTTTTGCTTATCATTTGTATTATAAATAAATATCAACATCCCATCATCATAGATTTCACTTGGATTGTGAATATCTTCTATGAGATTTTCTATATCTTCAATAGAGATAACAGGCTTTGGTTTTAACGCTTTAGATACATCTTCACCTTTTGCTCTTAGGTTTCCAATATCTCCTGTGGTTGCTACTATACAATCACTTTGTGGTGGGTTTAAAGTTAGCCACGATTCTAATCCTGCAATCATAGATAGGTATCCAACTCTCATCTTTTGATGTCTCTTGATATCTGTAAGTACCTGACCACATTTAATTTCATAAATTTTAGACTATCACCTAGAAAACACCATTTCAAGAGTCATTATAATCGAAATTAGATTTGGGTAGGTACTTATCTAGTGAATCATTGACAAATTTAACCCATTCCTCTTTTTTCGGTAAGAGTTCCTTCATATCTTCTTTGTATTGTTTTTTTACAGTTTGGGCAAAATCACATAAAACGGTTCTTTGTTTTGCGTTTTCACTTTTACATATAAACGCTTTTATCTTCTCCCAATAACTTTTTTCCACTCCAAATTTTCCTGTATCCCCAACATTGTAAGCCCAATCGGGGTCAGCTATATTTTCATGTTTTTGTTTAGAAATCTTTAGCCCTTTTGCTTCTATCTCTTCAATCGTTAGAGCTTGAGCTTTGCATCTGCACTTCCAACCATTTGGTGGATAGTTTACACTCCACCAAGGGTCATTTTTTGGCAAGATGACACCATGCTTTAAACTGTGAGTCGGTCTTGTTCTTTTGTCTAATAATGCCCAATATCTTAGATATTGTGCGTTTGAGTTCATTTGAGAGCTGTATCTTACTTGAGCGTGTGAAACTCTCATATTTGTATCATAGATAGTTTTCAATCTTCTTGAGCCAACATGAATATCTTTTATCTCGCCTGTTGTGGGATTTGTAACTGTGACATCACCTAACCAACCATGCTTTTTAAGCGTTGGGATTAGCTCTTTTTGCCATTGTTTAAAACCTTTACCCTCAAGTTGAGCTAATATAAGGCTTTGGTGAATGTCACTTAATAAATCAAGTTTTGTCACTTTGGCTATTGTAAAAGCCTTATGGTGTGCTTCGTGCATCATCTCATCATAATCAAATGTGAGCTGATGTCCTTTATCTTTAAGATACTCTACTGCTTTAAAAGGTGGCATATCAAACGAAAACCCTATTGACATACTTTACTTGCCTCTTCTAATTCATAAGTGTAATCTAAAAGATTTGAATAATTCAT